ATAAAGCCGTCAACATTACAGTACCAACAAAGACTTCTGATATTACTAACGACAGCGGATTTATCACATCTGCTGATATTCCCGAAGGGGCTGCTGCTTCTACAACAACTCCTAAGATGGATGGAACTGCTGCGGTAGGAAAGGAAACGGCTTTTGCGAGAGGCGATCACGTTCATCCTTCTGACACTAGCAGAGTACCAACAACGAGAAAAGTTGCAGGTCATGCACTCTCCTCAGACGTTACGCTTGTAAAAAGCGATGTCGGTCTTGGAAATGTAGACAATACCGCAGATGTTGATAAACCAATAAGTACGGCGCAGCAGACAGCTCTAGATGATAAGGTAGATAAAGTTACAGGTAAAGGACTTTCTACCAATGATTACACGACTGATGAGAAAAACAAGTTAAATGGTATTCAAAGTGGAGCGCAAGTCAACCCTAAAATTAATGCTGATGGAAGCAGTAGAGAAATTTTAGGATATATGCTAGATGATGGTAATGGCGTTCTCGTCATGGGTTATGAAGACACGTCTCCAGATGGTGGGACGATTGCCGTACCTCTTGCTTCGGCGGCACAGGGAGCAATCCAGTCACTGTCCAATGCTCTTGCCGGAAAAGTTGACGCCGAAGACGGAAAAGGGCTTAGTACAAACGATTACACCACGGCAGAAAAAAACAAACTGGCCGCATTTGGGGAAGCATCAACTTACGCCCTAAAGGCAGACATTACGAACATGTACAAGTACAAAGGCTCTGTGGCTACAGTATCTGCCCTTCCTGCCTCTGGAAACACTACTGGCGATGTTTATAACGTCGAAGCTACTGGCATGAACTACGCATGGAACGGATCAGCGTGGGACGCTTTGGGTGAGATATTCACGATTACATCTATTTCTAACAGTGACATTGATACCATCGTAGCTTCATAAGGAGGTGCCGCATGAGCAACTTCTTAGACCAGACAGGTCTGTCCTATTTCTGGGGGAAAATCAAGTCCAAGTTCCTTCGTGGGAACGCAGGAGGCGTATTCTACGGCACTTCTTCGACAGCCGCAGGAACAGCGGCAAAGGTGGTCGAGTGTTCCGCCTTCACGGCTGATAACTTGAAGGCAGGCACGATCATAATAGTCAGTTTCTCTGCTACCAACTCGGGTGCTGTCGCATCGCTGACAATGAACGTGAACGGCACTGGTGCGAAGCCTATCAAGTATATCAACAACGGCACTCTCGGCAACCTTTCATCGGCAGGATATCTCAAGGCGAATACTGAGTATCCATTTTATTACGACGGAGCAAATTGGGTGGCACTGTTTAACTACAACACCACCTATTCCGCTTTGAGCGAAGCGGATATGCACACAGGTACTGCCACAACAGCAAGAACGATAACGGCACAGAGGCTGAAGCAAGCGGTGGAGTATCACGCTCCTGTGACATCGGTGAATGGAAACACGGGAGATGTGACGTTGACCGTGCCAACCAAAACAAGCGACCTTACAAACGACAGCACATTCGTAACCGAAGCACAACTAAACAATTACGCAAAGTCGTACTATGTAAAAAGTCCGTCTGACGGTTCAAAAGCAACCATCACAATCAATGTACGTGAGAACGATTCGTGGATATACCTGTCTTACGATAAGGTTGCTCTAATATCGTGCAACAGCAACGCCACATCGCATGAGGTACGGCAACTCTATGGCGGGTTGCCGACTGTTACGAGAGATGATAGCAACAGGACACTGACCATAACCAATGACAAGGCGTGGCAACCAATGCGGTTAATACAGCTTGGAGTTGCAAGCTACATTGATTAAGGGAGTGATACCATTTGATGCAGACAAGTAAGTGAGTTAAAGCACCATTTTACTCAGTTGGCATAGCTTGGCATAACTTAGCAACTATCAACCAGAGGACATCCGAAATGGTGTCCTCTTTTCATATGAACTTATGGAGGATGCGTTATGCCCAAATTGAACATTCTGCACGACATCATCGAGGCAGTGAAAACAACCAGCACGCCTCAAACACAGGCTTACGACACGCCCGCCACAGTCACACGCATCGAGGGCGATACGGCGTGGGTGCACATTCCGGGAGGCGTCGACGAGACACCGGTCAAGCTGACGATCGCTGCCAAGGCAGGCGACACGGTGCAGCTTCGCGTCGGAGGCGGCACGGCGTGGCTCGTGGGGAATCGGTCAGCCCCGCCAACAGATGATACCAAGGCGAATGAGGCGATCAAAAAAGCACAAGAGGCTTCCGGAGTTGCCACAGACTTCGTGACCGATACAAAAAACGGGATTTTCGTGCACCCAAAGAACAACACGGCTGACGGCGTGCGGATTACGGACTCGATCGAGATCATTAAGAGCAAAGTGTCATTCTTTAAGGCGTGGATCGAGGGCGAACTTGCAAAAGTCCGTGTGGGCAGAGAAGACGCTGGTCACACGGATATTGACTCCAATGGCATGAGGGTCTACGGAGGTGACGGTACACAACGACTTGCTCATATCGGGTATGGCGAAGGGAATGCTCAAGGTGGTGGTGTTGGGACGGAACCATATTTCACCTTTGGTACACGACATGTCGAGCAAGGTGAAAAGGTTGGAAACTTCTCTTTTGCCGAGGGTGAAAGCGTAGAGGCTCGTGGATATACCTCTCATGGAGAAGGTCACGAAACACAGGCTATAGGAGCCATGTCCCACGCCGAAGGATCATACAGCGTTTCTTCGGGGACCGCATCCCACGCCGAAGGACAGAATACTAATGCGACGGGGACCGCATCCCACGCCGAAGGGTCGGGCGGGAATGCATCGGGGAACTACTCCCACACAGAAGGAGTTGGTTGCATCGCTACCGAACAGGGCGCTCATGCGGGCGGAAGCGGTTCTGTGGCAAGCGGAGAAAACTCTTTTGCTCACGGCGAGAATGTACAAGCCACTGGCAATGGAAACGCCGCCTTTGGCGCATATAACGCTGCCAATACGAATTATGCATTTGCTGTAGGAAACGGAGATGCCACGGCACGCAAGAACGCTTTTACGGTCGGAAAATCGGGGAACGCCTACTTCGAAGGTCGAATGATGAGCGGGAGCATGGAAGACGGCTCAAGTAGTCACGCTATGTTTGTGAAAAGCGGAAAGTCAAAAACATCCGCATCGGTTGCGTCAGGTAAAACCGGCAGGGTTGAGATTGATTTAACGAGTGATAATTACATCCCTCTGGCCATCGCGGGCATACAGCTCACCAATTCGGCGTTTACATACTACACAGCCACAATTACTGTTGAAGAAGCCCCCACTGGAGATACATACTCTGCCGTTATTAACGTTAAAAATAACGGATCAAGTGCAGGAACAACAGGCGTCAACCTGATTATTCTGTATATCGCAAAATCGGCACTTTAAGGAGGGCAAGACATTGGACACAGCAATCATCTGCGGGCTGATCAGCGCCGCGTCAGCAATCATCGTATCTGTTATCACGGCTGTCTATAACAACAAGCTGATCATGTACAGACTGGAGCAGCTTGAAAAGAAAATGGACAAGCACAACAACGTGATCGAGCGCGTGACCATTTTGGAGACTAAGGTCAACGATCTCGAAAACGACGGAAAGTGAGGGAAGCATGTTTAAGATGTCAAATGAACTCTACGATATCCTCAAAGAGATTGCGCTCACGATCCTGCCTGCACTGGCGACTTTGTACGCTGCTGTCGGCAAAATCTGGGGGCTTCCGTATGTAACTGAAATCCCTATGACCATCATGGCGGTCGATACCTTTATGGGAGTGTGCCTACACATCAGCAACTCCGAGTACAAGGCAGGTGATAGCGAATGATCAGATTACAGGCAATCGGGCTATTCGCAAGTGACTTTTCGGGCGGAGATACCCGCCTTGGAGACGCGCAAATCATCGATGATGGCAAATACTATGAAGTTATTGATGGATACTGTGAAAAGGGCGCAGAACGCCTAATTTCCACCTTAAAAGAGCGCAAAATCAAGACCCCATACCTGCACATCTCACACCCGCATTATGACCACTATGACGGCATAAGGCGGATAATCCGTGACTCATATTTCAAACCGAAACGCCTTTACTGCCCTGACCCCGAAAGCTACAAAGATGTATCCAACGAGGTCAAGGGCAACAAGTCCGCACTCCGAAACATCATTTCCGAAGCCAAATCAAAAGGAATCCCCGTTACATATCTCCGAAACGGAGATAGAATCGTACACGGTGACATCAAGTTCACTGTCTATCAAGACACGGAATGCACCTATGACGGCAACAGTGAGGGCTATGTAAATGACAGGTCCTTGGCTTACTGGTTCTCCGAATTGTCATACCTCACCACAGGAGACGCGGGGATGTGGTGCGTGGAAAAGTACGGCATCAAGCCAAAATTCATCAAGTGCGGGCATCACGGGAACAACATCGGAACAAACGACATTATTCCCTCACATATGGCGCCTCGGCTCAAGAAGAACGGGTGCCTGTATTACTGGGACAATGATTACAGCACGAAGCTCACGGGCTTCCTCATGACGGGCCGTGATGATGCTATCAATGCAGGAATGACCATTTTTGACATTCACGGCGATATCAACGTCATTTTCTTCTCGAAGAGGGCGGTCATCTACAAACATGGGCAGATCTACAGATATTCCTGCTCCTACGCCGGGAAAGCGACACTCGAGGCACCTACGCTGGCCAACGTCAAGGCCGTACTCAAGGGGGCGGCGGGAACA